AATCCATCGGCTTTGGACTGTAAAAACTCTGCTCTGTCGGAATTTAGAAAAAGTACAATGGTTTTCATAAAGGGTGTTTTGATTATTGGCAAATGGTGTCTTGTAAAAGGCCTATTACATAGGCAACCGCTAATAAAGCGAGTAAAAGTTTGAGTGGTGCTTTCATGGTTAAACTATTTAATAGATTTTTTTTCAATTATGGAATCGCATTGTAATTGGGTGCATCTAAATCTTCTCTGAAAATCTTTTTTGTCTGTTGTAATAAAAATCTTGGCAAGGCGAAGTATTCTGTTCTGCAAGATTTCTTTTCTGATTTGAGTTTGCTTTTTCATGGTTAAATCGTTTGGTTATGGATGCAAGATAATACACTTTTACACATTAACCAAAAATATTTTTAATTTATTTTTATTTGCCTATATTTGTGGTATGGAAAAGCAGAAACGAGGTAGAAAGCCAAAACCTGCACATCTGAAAGTGCAAATGGTTACAGCCTACATTACAAAAGAGCAGAAAGACCTGATAAACAAAGAGTTCGGTAACCTTACTAATGCTGTAAAAATTCACATTTTAAGCAAATTCAATGGACATCGTGATAGCTTTGGGAACTGGCAGCCGGTGGATGGACAACGAGCTGAGGTATGCCCTAAGATCGATTGAATCGTATCTTAAAGGGCACTCTGGCCGCATTCTACTAATAGGCGAAAAGCCTAAATGGATAAAGAATGTCGACTACTACGACATCCCAGATAAGCCGGGCCGCAAGAATTTTAGCATCTTTCAAAAGATACTGACTGGGTGCGAGATGTGTAATGGGGATGACTTTATTTTTTGGAATGATGACCACTTCTTACTTAAAGACCTAAAAGTTACAGATTTTAAGTATTGGTATGATGGCACTACGGTACAATACTTTCAAAAGGCTGTCGGACTTTATAAAAAGGCTGTTGCAAACACAATGGCTCTGCCTAAAGTCAATGACCTTTATACAGATATTCATGTGCCCATCGTTTACAATAAACATGAATTTGCCAAGCTCTTAAATATAGACTGGTCAAAAGAGTACGTTATTAAAACTGCCTATACTCGGACTCAGGATGGTGGCTTTGAGTACATGGCAGACCTAAAACTCAATCAGCAGTACAGCCTAAATCAATGGTATGGCAAGCTCCATGCCCGGACATTCTTTAGTATAGGGTCCTATGCGGTCAATGCTGACTTTAAGATACTTATGGAGAAACTATACCCAAGAAAATCACAATACGAGAAATGAGAATCTTTATCCAAAGCCCAAACATCAATAGCCGACATGGAGGCATCAGAGTCATCAATGAGTGGGCTAACAGGTTAGAAGGCTTTGGGCATAAGGTTATACTTTACAACCAAGCCGGTCCAGTAAGATGCGACTGGATGACTATAACTTGTAAGATTGTAAATACTACTAATCTATTGGCAAATTCTGATTTGCTAATAGTAACCAGCCCACATGGGGCAAGCCTATTAAGTAAAGACAAGCCTTATAAGAAAGTAGTCTTTTTGCAGATGTTGGAGCATCTCTTTAACATCACTAACAAGGCATTTTTTGATAGTTGCTTTACTCTATACTCTACCAAATATCCTCTTATCTCTATAAGCCAGTGGAATATTAGGATTTTACAAAACACATATAAAAGAACAGCACCGACATTTTATGTAGGTAATGGAGTAAATCTAAATGACTTCCCGATAAGCCATAAACCCAAAGAGGGAAAGATAGCTTTATTAGAATCGCCTGAGCCTACTAACATGGCTAAAGACACAGAAAAGATAGCAGTGCAAGTGGCCAAAAACCTAAGAGAGAAAGGATGGACAATAAAAGGCTTTGGTTTGCATCAGGCTAAAGACAATATCTACTCAGAATATGTAGTAAAGCCAGACCTAGATACAATGAATAGGCTATATGAGGAAGCTACAATAATGATTAAGGCTACCAAATATGATGCAAGGTCCACAGCCCCTTTAGAAGCTGGCACAAAAGGAACTATAACAATTAGGGGAATAATTGAGGGAGATGATGACCTTAACGAAACTAATAGCTTTAAGACTGGTTACTCGTATGACAAGATATTTGACTCAACAATGTTTGCAATAAACCACCCACATCAGTTACAAGAAAGAGCTGATAATATTCGAAACTATGTACAAACCTACACTTGGGATTACTGGATGACTAAGATAAATAATATTATATGCAGCTTATAGTTGGATGCGGTCCGAAATGGCCTAAAAGAGAGAATGACATTTTTTTGGATTGTCGCAAGTTTGATAATGTCGATGTAGTGCATGACCTAAATAATATACCTTGGCCATTCAAAAATGACCAAATGACTGAGATAGCAGCTATTCATGTGGTAGAGCATCTTAATAGTTTATTGGACTTTATGAATGAGAGCTGGAGAATATTAAAAAAAGGTGGAGCCCTATACATAGAAACTCCCGAAGCCGGGGCAAATGTTGACCTCCAATTTGCTGATCCTACACACATAAGATGTTATCGGAAGCATACCTTTATAAATTACTTTACTTTATCTGAGGCTCCTAAATTTGGTTACACAGACAAATATTGGGCTATAATGCACTTAGAAACTAAAGATGGCAATATAATCGCACACCTAACACCATTAAAATGAGAATATTAATAGTCGTATTAGAGTACTTGGAGCCGGATTGGTTGCAGACTCTAAAATGTGTTCAAGACACTGGCCTACCTTATGAGCTTGTCAGCAGAGATGGAGTAGGCAATATGTCAAGAGCTTATAATTCTATCATAAATAAAGAGGCCGACTATTACTGGTTTGTCTCAAATGTTACCTTTAGCCCTCAGATGCCTTATATGCTGGCAATGGCTTGCGAGGAGAAAGGTTGGGCTGCCATCCATCCGGCAATGAGGTCATCAGATCACAAATTTCAATGGCCTATTGGTAACGAACCTAAAGAGACCCCATTTATAGAATGGACTGCCCCAATGGTCAATGCAGAAATATTTAGGGATAATCTCTTAGATGAGATGCTACCTTATTACTACATGGACTTGGATTGGTGTCATAGGGTCAAGCCTAATAAGGTAGGAGTGCATCATGGTCAGGTAGTAGAGCACACTTATTTAAGAAATAAACAAGAGCATCCCATCGGTCAACTAAGAAAGCAACTTAGGAACTACTGGACCCCTATCAGTCAGAGACACATGATCCAGAAATACGGTAAGGACTGGCAACAAAAACTTTGGCCTAAATAAAAACTATGACAACTTTAGAACTACATGGAATTTACCATGAGCTTAACTTCTGGCAAGGCTTTGTAAAAACCGACCGATTCTTAAAGGGTTGGGTAGGTAAGGGCAAGACCCCAGAATTAAACCAAGAGGTAGCAGACTTTATCAAAAGTGTTCCACATGAAACAGTCTTAGATGTGGGATCAGGGGTTTGCTCAATTCTTAATGGATTAGTCAATGTAACCCCTTGCGATCCTTTAGGAGACCTTTATAAGCTGGTCTTTGACTTTGAGAGACACAAACTAAAAGCCCCACTACCAATACCAGCCGAGGAGTTAAACTTTAAGAATGAGTTTGACATAGTACACATCTCAAATGCCTTAGACCACACCCAAGAACCCAGAAAGGCTTTAGACTACCTTTTACAAGCGGTCAAGCCAGGAGGGTATCTGATAGTGCAAGGGTTTTTCAATGAGGCCACACATGAGAACTGGCAAGGCTTCCATCAGTGGGATATATCTTTAGATGACTATGGCTGCATGGTTATTTTAGGCAAAAACTCCCAGACTATCATTGCTTGGCCTGCTCATAAATTCTCTACGGTCAACCTACTGGGCAGAGATTGGTATTATTGGATCATAAAAAAGTGAAACATGGTAATTTGTTGCGATATAGATGGATGCCTGACAGATGGAAAAATCTGGGTTGATCATAAAGGCAATATTATTAAGTCATTCAATAACAAGGACATAGGAGCCATAAAAGAGCTCATATCTATGGGGTATCAGGTTCACTTAGTAACTGCCTCCTCTTGGCCGGGTGCAGAGCAATACCTTAAAAGGTCTGGAGCTGAGTTACATATAATAAGAAATAAAGAAACTATCCCTTTTGACTATCAAATAGCCATAGGAGACTCAGCATGGGATATACCTATGCTTTGTAAGGCAAAACACTTATTCTGTCCAGCAGATGCCTCCTTAGAGGTCAAGTGTCTGGATGGGGTACATCCATTACAAACACTCGGTGGGCAAGGCATAATGCTGGAACTAATACGCATTTTGTCAAATTGGGAATTGTCAAGTAATCCTTGACAACTGAAGATGTGTATAAGTTTTAACCCTTATATTTGTCTAAGTGCTAAATATTTAGTATATTAGGGAGTGAATAAAGGGTAAAAAAACAACGAGCCTTCATTCCTTCGGGGCTGAGGGCTTTTTTGTATGATAAAGAGAATACCTAAATCCGAGATGCCCTGTAACAAGCCAATGAAAAGTTGGTTATCAGGCAAAAAGAAAGTGGTTAAGGCTTGTGAGAATGGGGTAGAGAAGATAATCCACTTCGGAGACAGCTATATGAAAGACTTTACCCAGCACAAATCAAAGACCAGAAGGAAGTCTTATTGCGAAAGATCAGGCGGCATAAAGGGTACAGATACCAAACTGAGTGCCAACTACTGGAGCAGAAAGGTCCTCTGGAAATGCGGTAAAATAGGTAAGTAATGGCTTGCGGTTGTAAGAAAAGAAAAAAGAAAAAGTAATGCCCTACAAAAGCAGAGCCCAAGCAGCATTCTTTAACATTAACAAGAAAAAGCTCGAAAAGCAAGGAGTTAATGTAGAGGAATGGAATAAAGCCTCTAAAGGAAAAAAGTTACCTAAAAGAGCCAAGCAAAAGAAGTAATGTCATCACTCACCACAATAGACTGGGATTTTGTAGGCGAATACCTCATGGCAGGTTGCTCTGGGGTAGAAGTTGCAGCTCAGTTAGGCATCCACGAAAACACTCTGTATCAACGATGTAAGTCGGATTTGGGTATAGATTTTGTGGCATTTAAGCAAGAAAAGCAGGCATCAGGAGAGAGCCTTTTACGCAAGGTTCAATTCGATGCAGCTATTAAAGATAAAGACAGAGCAATGCTTATCTGGTTAGGTAAGCAAAGACTCGGTCAGAAAGAAAAAGGCGAGCAAGATATTAAGGTTGATGGAGGCATTAACATAGTATTCAAGCCAGCCAATGAGACAAGTTGAGATAAGATACACGAGTGTCTTTGAAAGGAATTTGCAGGCCTATCAGGCTAAACAGTACAGGGTAATTGCTAATCAAGGCTCTACCCGATCTGGCAAGACCTACTCAATTAGTCAACTATTAGCTCTTTACATACCGCATAAGGAAAAGGTAACTATCTCAGTGGTAAGCCCATCTCTACCCCATCTTAAAAGAGGGGCAAGGAGAGACATCCTAAAGATATTAGAGGATGCTGGGTTATACTCTGATGACAACTTTAACAAAACCGACAATGTCTATCACTATCCAAATGGCTCATATATTGAGTTCTTTGGGGCTGAGGACTCTGGTAAGGTTAGAGGACCGGGCAGGGATATACTGTACATAAATGAGGCTAATTTATTGCCCCATTCGATTTATCAGCAGTTAGCCCTAAGAACCAAGCAAACCATCTTTTTGGACTTTAACCCGGTAGATGAGATGAGCTGGGTTTATGATGTCTCGGATAGAGAAAGCAATATCCTAATTCACTCGACATACAAAGACAATCCATTCTTGCCAAGTGAGCAGATTGCAGAGATTGAGAGTCTGAAAGATGCAGATGAGAATCTCTGGAAAGTCTTTGGGTTGGGAGAGAGGGGTAAGTCATCAGAGATTATTTACACCCATTGGAGGCAAGGTCAGTTCCCAGAGGATTGCGAGACCGTTTATGGTCTGGACTTTGGTTACTCAGTGCCAACAGCCTTAGTCAAGGTCGGCTTTCACGAAAGCCAGACATTTGTCAAGGAGTTGCTTTATGAGACCAAGCTAACAACCACTGATTTGATAGAAAGGTTAAAGCTCTTAAACATCAGGAGGTCAGATGAGATTTACTGTGATGCTGCCGAGCCTAAGACTATCGAGGAGTTGGTGCGGGCTGGGTACAATGCCAAGCCTGCCGAGAAGGATGTCTATGCTGGCATCCAAAAGGTCAAAAGCCAGCCATTGATAGTAACACCTGAGTCTATAAACCTAATTAAAGAGATTAGGTCCTACAAGTGGAAGGTTGACAAAGATGGCAAGGTTCATTCAGATGAGCAGCCAGTCAAGATGTGGGATCACTTATGCGATGCGATGCGGTATGCAATATACACGAAACTAAACAAGCCTAAGTTTGAAGTAATGGCTTGGTAAAGAAATACAATGGGCAGAATACAAGATGCGTGGAATGCGTTAACAAAGAAGGCAGTGCCGATGATGCCGGTAGGTCAGCCCTTTGCCTCCTATCAGGTAACTGGAGGCACTTTTGTCGGTATAACTGACAACCGTACCAACTACATTCGGGATGGCTACCAAGTTAATGACATTCTTTATTCTACAATAACTCTCATAACTGATAAGGTAAAGTTGCCCGATTGGACAACTTACAAGGTAGTCGATGAGGCTGCCTTTAAATCTTATCAGGGATTGATGAGAAAGAAAGACATCTCTACTGAGGACTTCCAAAAGGCAATGGGCTATAAGAAAAAAGCCTTAGAGCCTATTTATGTTGACAGACTTACCGAGCTTTTACGATACCCTAATGACTACGAGACCTTTCAAGATTTAGTAGCCAACTCAACTGGGTGGAAGCTAATTACTGGAGGTCGCTGTGTATGGGCTCAGATGCTTGACATGGGAGCCAATCAGGGTAAACCATACCAACTGCACAACCTACCTTATCAAGAGGTATCTATCATAGCCTCGACCAATCTGTTCCCTATTGTCGAAGATGGGTATATGATTCCGGTCCTGTCAAATGCCTTATTCCCTAAACAGCAGGTCTTACATGACAAATACCAGAACTATGACTGGGATGTCAATGGAGCCCATCTGTACGGAATGAGCCCACTTAAAGCTGCCCTTAGAAGATTAAGTAGAAGTAACTCGGCTATTAAGGCCAGTGCCGCTATGTTGGAGAACCAAGGGGTAAAGGGTGTCCTTTATGTCGATGACCCCAGAGTTATCGGTGGAGGAGTAGATGTAGCTGATACAAGAAAGCAAGTAGAGGCTATTAAGAGTAAACTCGTAGGAAAAGGAGAATGGGTCGGATCAGAGAACTGGGGCCGCATTGGTGTCTCTGGTTACAAGATGGGCTGGCAGTCTGTTGGGCTTAACCCAGTAGAGTTATCCATTATAGACTCTGAAAAATGGGATTTAAAGCGGTTTGCATCCGTTTATGGAGTGCCTTCTCAGTTGGTAGGAGATAGCGAAAGTTCGACATATAACAACGTAAGAGAGGCTGAGAAAGCCCTTACCACTCGCTGTGCCATGCCTCAATTAGTTTCCTTTAGAAACCACTTCAACAGAAAGCTGCAAACCGACTGGGGATATAAAGGCCAGAATATCTATATCGACTTTGACCATACTGTATTTACCGAACTCCAAGAGGATGTAGTCGAAAAGTCAAGCTGGATTAAGGACCTCAAAGCCCTTAGCCCGAACGAGCAAAGAATGCACTTAGGCCTTGAAAGAATAGACAATCCTCTGTTTGATGAGCCTTGGATAACTCCCCAAGATGGAATGCCTCTTAGTGAGTACGAGACTCCAAACATGGACCTCAGCGATGTTAACGAGGTAGAAGATGAGGTAGAGGAGGAAAATGAGGAAATGAATGACGATTGATGAGATTGTCCGCACAACCTACCCGGTAACAAAGAAGGAGAGGTGCTGTGCGTTATTAAAAGCTAAAATGGATGTCAAGAGATTGGCATTAAAAAATAGGTTGATGAATGACCGACAAAGAGAGAAAAGAGTATGCGGAGAACTTCACGAGGACCAATCGGAAGTTTGCCAAAACACACTTTCCTAAGGTCAAAAGACAACTGGATAAAGTTGTCAGTTCTTTGATAGGTACAATAAAGAAAGTAGGAGCCAGACAAGCCCAAAGCAGACTGAGAACCACACTTTACAATGATGAACTCTATAAACCAATAGAGTCTATCTACAAACAAGTCGGGGTCTATCATGCCAACCAGATGTACAAGCTAATCCGAAGGGAGGCAAATCAGAAAGGGATAGGCAGAGATGAGCAGTGGACTAAGTTTATCATTGATGAGTTAGAGAGGACCTTATTGCAGTATGCAGTGGTCAAGACCTCAGAGACACTTAGGAACCATTTGCTCCTTGTCTTACAGAATGCCATCATAAAAGAGCAGACTGTGGATGAGATTGTCAAGACCTTAGAGCAGTCCGGCTTTACAGCCATGCAAGCCGAAAGGATTGTGAGGACTGAGGTAGGTAGGGCGGCAAACACTGGAATAAAGGCAGCGGCCGAGTCATTCAATTACGAGATGGTTAAAGAGTGGATTGCCTTTAGAGATTCTCGGACCAGAGGATTTAAGCCTGAGCAACCTAAAGACCACTTTCACATGGATGGTCAAGTAGTTGGGTTCTATGAGAACTTTGTGGACCCAAGGAGTGGCGAGAACATAGAATATCCGTTGGCTCCCGGTGGATCAGCCGCAATGGTCATAAATTGTAGATGTTCTTATATTGTTGTACCTAAAAGAGATAGTAGAGGCAGACTAATAAATATGGGAGGTGCTTGATCGGCTAAGGCCAGTACTGCGGAATAATGAAACAATAACCAGGGTCAACCCTCCCCAAATATTGAATATGAAAAGATACTTTGAACAAAAGACAGTAAGCAACTCAGTGCAAGATGTTAGCACTACTACCAGAAAGGTAAAGGTTGCAATTAGCCAGATGGGCTCTAAAGACCTTGACAATGATGTCATCGACTTTAATGCCTACAACAAGACTATGGCAGAAAGAGGTCCTAAAGGTGCAAACCTTATTTGGCACTTAACAGACCATAACCCAAGCCTAAAGTCAGCCATTGGCAAGTTCTCTGAACTATATGTAGAAAAGGACTATCTGGTAGGGGTTACCGATGTTCCTAACACTACATGGGGCAACGATGTCTTAGAGTTCTATAAGTCTGGTCATATTAACCAACATTCAGTTGGCTTTAGGACTATCAAAGCCGAGAATCAAAAGAGTGCCGAAGGGGAGTATAACCTTATCAAAGAGATTCTCCTTTTTGAAGGTTCAGCGGTCCTTTGGGGGGCAAATCCTAATACACCAACTATTGAGGTGGGTAAGTCAACAGAGGAGGTAATGAGCCAGCATGAGAAACTGTCTAAAGAGCTTAGCCTGCTCTTAAAATCATTGAAAGATGGCCGCTTCTCTGATGAGGCATTCGAGTTTATCGAAATCAGAGTAGCACAAATAAACGAGGCAATAAAATCCCTTATATCTATTGAGTCCACTCCCAAAGCAGAGGAACCCGCAATTGCAGTTCCAGAAGTCAAGGAGCCGGAGATTGACCTAAGTGGATTAAAGCATAACTTAACAAATCTAATAACTAAATTAAATTCCTAACAATGGATGAATTGAAAAGCATCGAGACTGCGGTAAAATCAGCTACCGAGTCAGTAGAAAAGATGAAGGCTGCCAATGAGGCTGCCATTGCTGATGTAAAAAACCAAGTAGCTGAAGTAAAGGCTGCTGTTGTAACTATGGATGAGGCTTCTAAGAAAAACCAAGCTGCTCTTGACCAACTGATTGCTGAGAAGTCAGCTAAGAAAGTTGACAACAAGAACAAGTCTTTTGGCGAGGCTTACAATGAGGCTATTGCTGAGGCTTTTGAAGCTAAGCAAGCTGAGTTAAAAGAGTTCCAAAAGAACAAGAATGCAAAGTTGACTATCGACCTGAAAAGTGTTGGCACAATGACCCTCGGAAACAACCTTTCTGGAGATGGTGTTGCTACTTACAATCAGCGTCAAGGTTTGGTGCCTGCTCAGAAGATTAACATGCGTGATCTTATCCCTACTGCTGTATCTCCAACCGGACTTTATGTTACCTATCGTGAGACTGGTACTGAGGGTTCTATCGGAATCCAGACTGAGGGTAACGCAAAGAGCCAGATTGACTACGACCTGACTGAGGTGAAAGTAGTATCTGACTACATTGCTGGTTTCGCTCGTTTCTCAAAGCAGATGATGTTCCAATTGCCTTTCTTGCAGAATACCCTCCAGAGAATGCTGCTGCGTGATTTCTACAAGAAAGAGAACAGCACATTCTTTACTGCTGTATCAACTGCTGCAACTGGTTCTACTACTACCTCTGCCTCTGTTGATGCTGAGCAACTGGTTGACTGGATTGCCAACCAACTGGATGCTAACTTCGAGGCTTCATTTGCTCTCGTAAGCTATGCTCAGTGGGCTGACTTGCTTAAGACTAAGCCAACTGACTACTCAGTTCCTGGTGGTTTCGTAATCGATGCCAATGGTAATGTCCGTATCGCTGGAGTGCCTGTAATCGGTGCTTCATGGGTTACTAACGACAAAGCCCTTATCATCGATGCTAACTACCTCGAGCGTGTTGAGACCGAGGGATTGCGTGTAGAGTTTTCTTATGAGGATAGCGACAACTTCCAGAGAAACCTGGTAACTGCTCGTGTTGAGTGTTTTGAAGACATCAACATTATGAGAACAGATGCAATCATCTACGGATCATTCTAAATAGGTGCTGTGGTTTGATGTGGTGGGGCCGGTTTCGGCTGGCCCCTTTTTTTAATAAATATCTATGCTTTACAATCTACTTATCGACTGGGAGGACCAGACCAATGAATCGGGAATAGTCGAGCCTCTGACAGTAAATGAGGTTAAGAACTACCTGAGATTGGAAGGGTTTATAGACAGCTCAGATAGCATTCCATCTGACTTTGATGATGATGATGCTCTGATTGCTGATCTGATTACCTCTGCCAGAGAAAGGATTGAGGAGTTTACTGGCCTGAGCTTAGTTCCTAAAACTTGGGAGATTGAGTTCACTAACTTGGCTGGGGGCTTTGAGATTCCCTTTGGTCCGGTAACTACTATCCTAAATGTCAAAGATGATGAGGGAGATAGTATAAGCACAGATGACTTTGATGTGTCCTTAAATGGTCGCATCCTAAAGAACCCCAAGTATGAGAATATGACCATGCTTTACGAGGCTGGTTATACTGATCTACCTAAAGGACTAAAGGATGCCATGTATAAAGAGGTCGCTTATAGATATATCAATAGAGGGGATGAGAATAAGGAAGGCATGAGCCGGGAGGCCATGAATCTGGCAAGTAGATATAAAACAGTCAACTGGTTAGGATGATAGGCAACCTCAAACCGATAAAGCTCCTAAAATACACTAACACTATCGATGCCGATGGGGATGCTACCGATACGGTGGCAGTAACCTATAAGATGTGGGCTGAGATTAGTGATGAGGGAGGTGGTAGGACTCAGGCTGATGGTCGGACAGATATGTCAGACACTAAGACCTTTAAGCTACCATTCAGAGGCTACAATATCACACCTGACTACAAGATAGAATATTTCGGCCAGACCTATTCTATTAGTGCTGTGAGAAGGATTGATGAGAAACGATTTTATTGGGAAGTAACCGCATTTACCATCTTTGGTTAAAGTTAATGTCATAGGATTAGACAGCTTAAAAAGCCGCATAGACTCGGCCAGTAAGGAATTAAAGACCGATGTAGATGCAGAGCTTCAAGTCGCTGCCTTTGACTTTGTGGCTTTAGCTAAGAGAGATTTGGCCAGCCAAGGAGGAGACAGAGGCACTTTATTCAGGTCGATAACACAAAGCAAGGAAGGGGATATGTCCTATGTGGTTTCGGCTAATGTCTTTTATGCTCCATTCATTGAGTTTGGCACAAAGACTAAATTCAACCCATACCCAGGGACCGAGGAATATGCCTCTCAGTTTAAGGGGGCAAAAGGATCGGGAACTTTAAAGCTGATAGATGCTATCAAAGGATGGGTAAAGAGAAAAGGGATTGCAAAGGGTAAAGAGGCAAACAGAGCAGCCTTTTTGATTGCTCGGTCTATCTATAAGAAAGGAATAAGCCCCAAGCCATTCTTTTTTAAGCAAGTACCGATTGTGAGGGAGAAATTGATAACTAATGTTACAAGAGTACTAAATGGCATTTAAGACCGCACTATATGACCTAAAGACTGAATGGTACAAGACCTTGGATGGGGTTATTAGTGTACCTGTCTATAAGGATGCTGTGCCTTTGAGTCAGAATGGCAACTATGTACTAATAAGGTCAGAGGGTAGTACCCAGACAGACCTAAACAACTCTGCATTTTTTCAGTCTGCAATTATTGTGGTAGATATACTAACCAAATTTGCTACCATAGGAAATAGTAAGACTGCTTACGATATAGCTCAGGAGATTTACGATGAGATAATCCTCGCACCTAACTCTTTTGGCATAACCATACCAGACCATCAGATTACACAGATAACGATTCAATCAGAGACCGAGCTTTACGAAGATGATGGCTCTGAGAAACTATTTAGGCTTTTACTTAGATATGAGCATATTCTTAATCAAAATTAAATAAAAACAAATGGCAGATGCTACAACAATCTCCGGCAGTGTGATGTTTATTCAATATTCAGACACTCCGAATGGTGCAAGAAAGTCGGCTGTTTGCCAGAGTGAGGGATCATTCGACGGCAGCCGCAATGTAGTTAGTGATGAGACTAACTGTGGAACTTTGAAAGTATTAGGACCTCAAAACAACCGTTTCACTCTGAATGCGGTAGTTGACACTGTTCCTGATCCCAACGAGGCTTCATTCAATGATTTTCAAACTCTGTATGCCAACAACACAAAGAAGTACTGGCATTTGACAGATTCAGCCGAGACTGTCTATCATGGTGGTTATGGTTGGATTTCAGCTCTCGGTCAGCAGAATGTTAGCGGTCAGACTGCTAAGTTCACAATGACTATCGAGATTGAGGGAGACATTGATACTACACCTGCAAGCTAATAACACATGAAACAAATCACACACACAATCGGAGGTAAGGATGTAACACTGGATGTCGGCAAGATGTGGTTCTCAAAGTTCTACGGAGAGGCTACATCTTCTGACCCTCTGTTAATGTCCGAGCTTCTAAGTAAACCAGACAAGCAATTTGATTTTATCTGTGGCCTCGTTTATGGCGGTTTGAACTGCTATAACAAGGTAAACGGAATTAAAGAGACAGTATCTATCGATCAGGTCCAAGAGTGGGTCGGGTCTATGGATGAGGCTGATGCCGCTGCTCTTATCAATAAGTTTGTCGAGGTTAACAAACCGAAAGAACAGGGGGAAGCCCCAGCCCAAGTGGCAAATCCTTAACTTGGGATGAGATGAGGTCGGAAGCCTTTGGCCAGATTGGCCTGCTCCCGGATGCTTTTTACGGATTAGAGGTCGAGGACTATCTTCTTTTGAGGAGAGGTTATATCGACAAGGTAAAGAATGAGTCTGTCTTGTTAAGGTTTCAAACAGCCTTAATATGCGAGGCTCTGATAGGTAAGGGTAATGGGGCAAGGTTTGTCATGGATAGCTGGCAGCTCGAATCTAAGACAGAATTAGACCAGCAACAAATCCGGGCACTCCTGAAAGCCAAGAGAGAGAAAGAGGCCTTAAAAAGGCTTAAAATGAACCAGAATGGCTGAAATGCAGATAAAGATAGCGGCTGATGTCAGTAGTGCGGTTAGCGGCCTTGACAAATTAGGCAGAGAACTCGACCAGACTGGCAAAGATGCTGTCCAATTAGGCAATGCGGTCGAGAATGCAAGTCAAAAGATTAGGACCTTACCGAATGTCACAGGTCAAGCCACATCGACCTTAACGAACTTTAGCCGAGTGGTGCAAGATGCGCCATTTGGCCTTATTGGTATAGCCAATAACATTGACCCCTTAATTACATCATTCAACCAACTTAAAGCCACTACTGGAACTACCGGAGGGGCTTTAAAGGCTTTAGTGGGTCAGTTGGCTGGTCCTGCTGGAATTGCTCTTGCTGTCTCTACTGTTACATCTTTGCTTATCACTTTTGGGGATAGGCTTTTTAGTTCAAGTCAATCAGCTAAGCAATTAGCCGAGGCAAGTAAGAAAGTAGCGGATGAGCAAAGAGCCATATTTGAAGGGATAGCAAGTGAAAGGGTAGAGATTGATAAGTTAATAATTGCCCTAAATTCAGAGAACACTACAAGAGGCCAAAAGGAAGCCATCCTTAAAAAACTAAGAGCTATCAATCCTCAATACTTTGGGGATTTGAAAAATGAGGAAGGGCTTATAAATAGTCTGAGTATTGCTTATCAGAATTACACTGCCAGTCTGGTTGCAAGATCAGAGGTAGCCATTCTGACTAAGGAGCTCGAAGATATTACCACAGAGATTCTTAAATTAGAGAAAGCAGGTGCAACTACTCAGATAATAGATTTAGGTCTCAAAAGGGGCTTAGATGGTAGAATACAAGCTGCCAGATTATTAACTAAAGAGGAACGCAATCAACTCGATTTAAATACCCAATTATCTGCTCAATTAAGAGAAAGAGATAGATTATTAAGTCAAATAGTACAAAAGCAAACTGGCTTAGAATTGCCATCTATATCAGGTGGGGTTGCTGATGTTAAGTTTGATTTCAATATAATACCTGGGATAAGGAATCTAACTGAGTTAGAAGCTAAGTTAGCTGGACCTTTGCCCAGTTTGTTGCCTGATTTACAAAAGGCAATTAAGAACATACAAAAAGACCCAAAGGATGTAACTATCCCAGTAAAGCCACGAATTGTGGCTGAGGGTGCCGATAAAGCAGTCTTAGAGTTTTCAAATAACTTGACTCAGGCTTTACAGAATGCTTTGCAGTCAGGATTAGAAGGAATAGGCGAGAGTCTTGGAAACTTGCTATCTGGAGAGAACTTTGGGCAAGGCATATTAAATGTTATTAGTTCCTTACTAAGTGCTATTGGTAAGGCATTGATTGCTTATGGTATTGCCAAAGATGGTATAGATAAAATCCTCGGTCCGGGAGGTATTGCCATCCCCGGTGCGGCTGCTATTGGAATTGGTATAGCCACAATAGCTGCTGCCTCTTTACTAAAGAACTTTGGCGGTGCAAGGGCTGAGGGTGGACCAGTAAGCGGAAATAAGACTTACTTAGTTGGAGAAAGAGGACCTGAGTTATTCGTGCCTAACGTGGCTGGCACTATTGTACCCAATGATGAGCTGCCCAGCTTTGGTCAGGGATTAGCCTCTGTCTTAGGTGGCCGAGGAGGTGGGGCTACAACATTAAGAGGTCAAGATATTATTTTAGCATACGCAAGAACACAAAGAAGTCAACTCAGAGTAAATGGCTAATTTCTACAAAGGTAGTTTTGTTAATACGCAAGTAAATTATTCGGACAATAGCCCGAATGAGCAGACTATTCATGTAAAGATTACAAATACCTCTGTAACTGATGGAACGGTAGTAAACTTAGAGACTGCCGATGCTCCCATAGTTTTACAGACCGTTGACAACTCAGAGGATAAATTTACCCCTATAAAAAGTAAAAGTTGCAGACTAAGGGTTTTTACTAATGATGTAGTAAATGCCATGACTTTTGCTGGGGGTGGAGATCAGCAATATAAAGTAGAGATTGCGGTAGGCACTGAATCAGACATCATATTTTCTGGATGGTTGTCTATCTCTGACTTAGGGCAGACCTTTCAGCCTGACCCCAATGTGTTAGAGTTAATAGCTACGGATGGCATTGCTTTTCTTAGAGATATTGAGCTTTCTGATAATGAGGGTAGATATTTAACTGGTCCTCATCAGCTCATTAAATATATTGCTTGGTCTTTACAAAAGACTGGCTTAGAGTTAGAGATTTGGATAGAAATGAATCTGTTAGAGGTGTCGGCTACTTATGATGACCCAGCAGACCATTTTTACAATATGCTTTATTTAAATGCTCAAACCTTTGAAACCAGCATCGGAGAGTCAGAGAATTGCTTTACTGTATTAGAGAAAATATTTAAGGAGTTTTGTGATTTAAGCCAGCAAAAGAATGCTTGGTTTATCCGTTCTACTGATGAGGCTGGCTATGCCATCAAGAGACTTTGTAAGTTCACTTATGATGGCGAGCCTATTGGCTATTCTGCTCCATTTCTGGTCAAAGATATTGGAGCCAGCTATGATATAGCCTTTATGAACGATGATGCAAGGTTAAGCCTCCAAAGGCCTTATAAAGCGGTCAAGCATCAGTTTGATTACAACTACCCAGCCGAAATAGTACAGAATATTGATTTTGAAAGGGGTACGGAGACAAGTGCTCCCGATCCTACTGCTCCCACATCTACCGGGGTTTATCGGCCTGAAGGGTGGACCTTAGCCAGAGTTAGTGATGGTACTGGAGGTGTTTGGTTAGACCTTTACCAGCAAGCCGGAGCCAGAGGAGAATTGATTAAGGAGTTTGTGTATGGTTATGAGAAAGAGAGATATTTTGTAGTGGAGCATGAGGATGTGCCTGGCACAGACTATTTTCATTATCTAAAGTCCACTCCTTTCTATGTTCAAAAAGGAGATAAATTGCAAATCTCTGTCGATGTAGGTCAAGATGTAAACTTAGGATTTATCAACCCACTTCATGTTTGGTTAGAGGGAGACACTAATTATTATACTTGGCATTATGATAATACTGGTCCAACTCTGATAAATGAATGGGTTAGTAAGCCAAAGCCATTGACTGCTTCCATAGCGGATAACCCTTATAGTGCTTTATGGAGAGCTAGTATGGATGGTGCTCTTGATCCTACGGATGAGCTACCAAAATATACTAATCTCAGCAGTGAGATAGAGATTCCGGTAGATGGCCGCATTTGGGTTAGGTTGTCTGTTAATGGCAACATTACTGCTCCAATATATTTTAACAATCTTAGCATAAACCTAACTCCCAGAGTAAATGGGTCTTATGCAAAGTATAAAGGTCAAGAACATACCTCTGAGCAGCAAGTAGATAACATGGCTGTCAGAGAGGAGACTGTTTTTGTGTCTGATGCCCCAAGGATTGAAATGAAAGGAGCCTTACTATTGACAGAACTCGGAGAGACTTTATACAATGGCAATGCGGTTTTTGCTGCTGGCAATGGGGTAAACCTAGATGGCTTTTATACTCCTTATTTTAACATCAATGACTATGTAGATGTCAGCTTTACAAGTCTTAATAATGGCAAGTATAGAATTGTAGCGGTAGAATATTCCTTAATCCCTGATAAGACCATCTTAACCTTTGCCGAGCCTACACAAAGCGAAACGGTAGGGGCCGCACAGCTAAAGGCTTATGATTATTTGTTATCTGGGAACTTTTATGACTCAATAGAGTTCCAAGGTAGCCCTCCCCAAGAGGATCAGTTACCTTATGGTCAACATCAGAATCAAGCGGTTTGGAATCAATACTATAGGGTCTTTACTGCCTTTGAGGCAACCTGTGATGGATTAGATACAGATAAGACCTATGAGAGTTTGCCAGACCTGCCAGATTTGCTACATTTGTATAGGCAAAGAGACACACATCCAGCCACTACCAACAAAGGCTTTAAGCTACTGCACTACGAACAAGATACCGATAACTGCGAATGGGGTCTTTATATGATTGAGGTGGTCGATTCGACTATCCCCAAGACTTATGATGGTCATTCGTTCAAATATATCCAAGAATGAACGATGGTAAAGTAGTAAGAGGGTCCAATATGATTGCCTCTATAAAGGTCAATGGCAATTACTATCCGGTATTTTGTGCCAAATCATGCTCCTTTGAGCTGACTAATGAGATTATCAATAGGACCTCTGTGAATGATGGCCTCTTTACTAAAAGGAGAATTAGAAGGACCGAATGGTCTGGCTCTGCCTCTGGAGTTCTTGTAACTAACAACGATGGCAATAGATACAGCCCTTTTTACCTCATGCAAGAATCTGTCAGGAGGGCTTCTTTGGAGTGGCAGTTTGAGTTTACCAACTTAGATGGAGATATTAGAACGATTGAGGGAGAGGCTTTGATACAGAATTTACCTATCTCTGGGGATGTACAATCATTTGTTCAGTGTACGGTCAACATCATAGGAACCGGGGCATTTACAATGGATGTTAGCCCTTCAAGTCCTACTCAGGATGAGGATGTAGATTCTGACTATTGGAGTACAACCCCAGGAGCTATATTTATTGGCGGCTTGTCAACAAATGGCAAGTCATTACAAGGCAAGACCATCCTTGCAATAGCTAGAGAGGGTACTGTTTATGATCCTATCACTACGGGAAGTCCATCAAATCGGACTGCACTTTTCAATAGTGCATTAGGAAGGATTACATTTGATTCAAATATACCTTTTAATCCGGGCGAGACAGTCTGGGCAATGTGGAAAGACTAATGACATTTGAAAAGATTTATACTACTGTTCCTGAGACTAATATTATCTCTGATGCGGCCATTGCTTATAGTCAAGTGTTAATGGTTAGTCGGGAGGGTAGTGTCTTGAATATAAAAGAGAGCAATGATGATATCCCGGTTACTAATCGGGAGGTCTTATATCAGCCAGCTTTAGGGAATTTGGTCTTTAATGACCAGATGCCTTTTAACCAGATGGAAACTATACAAATAGTCTATAAAACACTTTAACATGAGGCAAATATTCTTTTTAGTACTTTTATTTATCACTACTGGCCTATTTGCTCAGGCCCCATCAAACTATACCAATATCAATGGGAGATACCGTTGGATAGCTGGTATGTTTGATTCTACCTTTCACATTCCTAAAGGAACAACAACATCTTTACGGACTGGGGGTTCTACAAATGCCGGAGCTTTGTTTTATAGGACTACGGATTCCAGTGTTTACTATTATACCGGAACGCAATGGCTAAAGGTAGCTGGGGCATCTGGTTTTGTGCCTTACACTGGGGCTACACAAAATGTAAACCTCGGTCAATTTGGACTTACTACTAAATTTGTTCAATTTGATACTTCAAGCCAAGCGGTTACAGATAGGAGGTTGCAATGGTCAAATGCTGAGGGCACTTTGCAGTTTGGCATGACCAACGGCTCTACTATCACACAAAGGATAGGCTTAGAGCAGTTTGCAAGGGTAAGGAATTTGCAAGGAGATACGATTGAGGCTGGAGATGTTGTTTATGTATCTGGGGCTTCTGGAGATCGTGCTTCTGTAAAGCTGGCTGACAATAGAGCTGACTCTACATCTTCAAAGACTTTAGGTGTTGCTACTGAGCAAATTTTGCCTAATGATGTGGGATTGGTTGGGACTTTTGGTGTGGTAGGCAAGTTAAATCTGTCTGCCTTTACTGCTGGGGATGTGGTTTATTTGGACTCTATTCCGGGTAAACTAACTAAGGTAAAACCTCAAGCTCCTTATCATATGGTTTTTGTGGGGGTAGTAGAGAGGGCAAATGCTGGCAATGGCTTACTTTTTGTGAATGTGCAAAATGGCTATGAGTTAGAGGAGCTGCATAACGTTAGAATTACCTCTCCAGTTAGAAATAATGCTATTTTGGCTTATGACTCTGTCGGGAGGCTTTGGAAGGACACTACCTTAAATGCGATAGGAGGTATCACTGGATCAGGCACCTCAGGTCAGGTGTCCTATTTTAATGGCACTAACTCTATCACATCTTCCCCTACATTCGCCTTTACACCTACCTCACAATTATTAGTAAATAACTCTGTTACTGCTGCAAGTGCTATTGCGAGGGGAATAAATGCCACTCCTACCTTAATTGCCGCTGCTAATAACGATGTTCTTGTTGGGTTAGACATTAATCCCACTTTTACCAATGGGGCTTTCACGGGGGTAACGAATTTGGCAATTAGAACATTAAGCGGAAGGTTGAGTTTTACGGGAGCTGCTGGAAATGGTACTTTGAATTTATTTACTACTAATAGCACCTTTTTAAGTAATGCAAGTAACGGTGTTTTGACATTTAATCGAAATTCAAGTTCAGGATGGCAAGGAATTGAGCATCAGGTTTCTGGTGCTTTAATGGCTTATGACGCAATTACTACCAGTGGAGAATTTAGAAGATTTGCAAATAGTGGTGGTTATTTTCAAACATTCTATTCTAATGGTGTTGAAGCAATGAGGTTGAGTACTTCTCAAAATCTACTTATTGGCACCACAACAGACGCAGGCTTTAGATTAGATGTGAACGGAACAGCAAGATTTGGAAATACTACAATACAAACAACAAATCCTTTAATTAGATTAGTTAATAATACTGCTACAAATGATGACCCTATATTATATTATCAAGGGGGTTTATTAAGGCTTGTCGATTTTAGTAGCGCGAATAAAGGTTTATTTATCAATACTGCGGTAGGTAATGCTTCTTTGAGTATGAGTGGAAGTGCTAACGAAGCAACTACAATGTTCAGGGTTCACGGAAGTATAACCGCTGCCTCTGCTATTGCAAGAGGAGTAAACTTAACAACCACTTTAGTAGCAGCAGCCAATAACGATTTTTTAGTAGGACTTGATATAAACCCTACTTTTACCAACGGGGCATTTACAGGGGTAAGTAATATTGGGGCAAGAATACAAAATAGTGCTTTATTAATTGGCACATCACTAATATCTGCAAGTGTAGGAAACTTTGCTTTACAAATTAATTTAGCTGCTGCTACTGGAGTTATTGGAGCAATAAAAAATTCTACTTCAACTGGGTATAGTTCATATCGTTATTATAATGATGTTAATAGAACCTTAGATATTGGATATAGTGGTTCTGCATTTTCAGGTGCAGTTATTGGTGGTGGAATAAGTGGAGAATCTGGTTGGCTTTCTACGGCAGGTGCATATCCATTACAACTTGGAACAAATAATAGTTCAAGATTTATAATTTTTAGTTCTGGTACAATTGGAATAAATCAAACCACAGACGCAGGCTTCCGTTTAGATGTGAACGGTACAGCAAGAGTGCAGGGGAATACAACAATTGTTGGAGATTTAAGTGTTCCTTCTGGGAACTATATGTCTGTTAATGGAACAGGTAGTATTTTCGGTATGAGAATACAATCCTCTTTATTAAATATAACTGCTGGAA